GGGCAATCCGAACTCAACAGCATTGACGTGGGGAGCGTTATTACCAATCCACACGCGAGTAGAGTTAGGTGGAATGGATGCAATCTGACCCATCAAACCAGCTAGGGCTTGTTGCCTGTGAGTATTTGGAGCAGAGGGTCTACCGTGAGAAGAAATTTTTCTACCAACATTACCAGACCTACCAATAGAGTGAGACAGGACATAGGCCCCTGTATCATCCGGTGAAAGGTTTACTACGGTTTGAGCAGTTTTTGCCAAAGCAATGGGCTGAACCTTGTCAAGCTTGTCTTGCAGTTCTCTTAATTGTACAAGGAAAGCCCTCTGTGCCATGTTAATCCCTCAAGTAAAGCATCTGACACATAGTCGAAGTGTAGGAAGAAATCTTTGTTACTCGTGTTACTGTCGTAGTCTTAGAACCAAAGAGTATTTCATCTGTGGCATCTACCTCTGGTGTGTCTGAACCATTGTCCAGTTTATCAGAGAGAACCATACGACGCTCACCCATCATAGTAGTATTGAATTCTGCTACGGATGGGTCGTTGTTAAAGAAGTAACCTTTAACTGCATAATCTGTGTTGGTGTGAGTAACTTTACCAGTAGTGGTATTGTATGCACCAGCAACCTTCTTCCTAAGAGTTACTGTGATACCGTGTTCGTTGATTAGGGCACGAAGGGAGGCAGCATCAAACATCAGTCTTCCTCCTGGAAATACCCCATCTGATTAGGGTTATCAAATTGCCCGACAGTAAACTCAGGCTTAACCCTGTCTGTATTCTGATTAGCAGCGTTCATATCTGTCTTGGAAATACCGCCAGCAGAAACACCGATAGACTTTCCACCAACCCTCTTACCAAGCTCAGACAACTGAATAGACAGGAGAGTGTATTGCTTGATACGGTCGCTATATTCTGCTTCAAGGGCACCGTCAAGTTGAGTGTTGACCATACGAGCGTATTTACTCGCTAAGAGCCTGGCACAGAAGGAAGCAGAGAAGTATACGTTGTTGTTGTTTTCCGACAGGGCAAAGTAGATTTCTTCATCCTGCATCTGTTGATCGTGAGGGTTATTATCTCCAACCAACAGCCTTACAACATTAAGTCTACCAGTCGGGGTAGAGGTTACTAAATCCAATGGATCGTAAGTATAAGTCATCTACCCCTCCGGTAGTTAATTTTCCATATGCCCATAAGCAGCACGCCAAGACCTGATTTTAGCAATCTGTTTGTCTTTAATTCTAGAAAAAGCGACGTGCTTCTTGTCGTAGTCTCTTTGAGTAGTTACCCTAGCTTTTACTCGTTTGTTAATGCTATCACGCAAATTGTGAAGAGCCTCAAGAGTAAGAGATTCAAGACCATCACCTATTGTCTGCTCAATAATATCAATCATAGAGCTTTCAAGATCAGGCCTGTGCTGCAACATACCCGTAGAGTAAAGTTGATGAATTGTGCCCTCTTGATAGTCCATCCCTTGTTCTTCCCAAGGGAAGTGTAACCCAACCTCCCAAACCTTACCAAAAGCTTGAAGAGGTTGAGCCACAAAGAGAGGACGGCGGGGATCAAAGCGTAGTCGGGACACGTTAGACCCCCCTTAGATTAGGCAACAACCGTGCGGATGAAAGCGCCAAGGTCCGAAGCAACCACCTTTTGATCGTAAGCCATGCTAACTTCGATCTTTTCGGCAATACCACGTTCAGCGAGGAAGTCACCCGTGTAGGTTTTGATAGTCATACCATAACCCGAGGCATTTTCCAGCTCATCCCAAACGAAAGTCATACCAGCCGAAGCAACCATCAGACCAGCCGCAGGCGGGACGTAGTAGAAGGCAACAGCCTTACCACCGATGAAAGCGTTGGTTTCAGCCAGACCTTCCTCTGCGGTGTTACGAACAGCTTCCATAACGAGGAAACGCTCAACACCGAAGATTTCAGCCAGTTTGGCATCAGTGACCATCGCCGTATTAGTGACAGTAGCGCCACCATTCAGACGGTTCAGAATAACCGGGTGGTTAATCAGAATGTCACGGGCTTCTTTACCAATAACCATAACATTCGGCTTAAACCCGCCAGAACGAAGCTGCATGGTGCGGGTGATGTTGGTGACGTCAACAATAGGGTTCGAGTTAACGTAATCCGACCACTGACGGACTTGGTTAGCACCGGGAACACCAGCGACACCTTCCCAATCGGTAGCCCAAACACCTTGAACGAAATAGCGGTCAGCCCACAGTTGTTCACGGTGAATAAGGAAACGCTGAGTTTTCTGAGCAGCAAGAGCAGCTTTGACATTCAGCATATTATCTTGGTTAGCAGCCGTCTCGAAATCGATAGGAGCAGCTTCCGAATAGACACGAACCGAATACGAGTCTTGGCTGAGAGTCAGGCCGACTTCCGGTGCCATAGTGTATGGCGCACGCTCTTTAATATCGTCGATCTGGTTAAACTGACCACGCGGCCAGACGTAGTAACGGTCACTCTTTTTCGAGACCGAAACGCGAGGGAACACAACGTCAGCCACAAACCCTGTCGTGTTTTGCAGGAAAGCAATCGTCAGATTGGTCAGCGGTTGGTCAATGTGGACCTGAGAAGCAGTAAGCAAAGCCATAATTTATCTATCCTTCAATTGCTAGATTAGGCAACACGTTCCGAACGTGCGAGTTCGATAGTGATAACTTGGTTGTTTACACCAGCTTCCGTGGAATAGCCAAGAACAGTGTTAGTAGAGGTTGCCGTAAGGGCGCGTCCACCAGTCGTGGCCATAACAGCAGCACCAGCAGCAATGGTTCCACTAGCAATAACTTGCACACGACCGTCATAAGCTACAGCAAGGGACTGTCCAAGGGCAGTGGTAGGTTGCAGGGCAACACCAGCCGAACGACCACCAGTAGCAAGCTGAGTAACACGACCGTTAGCATCAGGCAGGGTAACAAAAGTGAATTGCGAAATTGCCCCACCAGCGATGTAAGTGCGGGCTTTGATTTGCTCGTTGAAAGCCATAATTATTTATCCTCTTCGTAAGATTTCGCGATTAAACTACGGCCTTCCGCCGTCTTGGCGACCTGAGCAAAGGCTTGCTCGTAAGTCATTTTCGGATTAGCTTCGCGAACTTTAGCTACTTCAATCTCAAGCTTTTCTTTAGCGGTCTTTTCGATTTGAGTAGTTTTGTCGCCAAGCTCTTTCGACATTTCAGCAAACAGAGCTTCCGCAGCGAGCAGAATTTCCATCAGTTCTTTGTCATCTTCAAGAGCTTTGAGAAGTTTACCCTTTTGTTCGGGGGTTCCCTTGGTAAATGGGAGAGTTTCAACAGCGCGCTTTTCAAGACTGGCTTTAGCAGCGGCCTTCTCAAGTTCTTCTTTTTCTTTTTGGACAGTTTCGAGGTGCTTAAGTACAGCCTCGGGGATAGCCGATTTAGCAACGGCAGTGCCGTCAATATCAATCGTTTCTTCTTCTGTCTTGGCCTTCTCAACAGCTTCGGTTTCGAGTTCACTCACCTTAGCTTTCAGCGTTTCCACTTCTTCCTTGAGAGTGTCCACCTCAACCTGCCATTCGTCGGCAGTCTTGGTAATTTCATCCATGTCAGAATCATCCTTACGTTTATACAGTGTGACCTTTGCCAAGGGATCATCACCAACATCCACTAGTGAAACCTCAAAAAGATCAATTTCGGTAAGTTCAATAGGCATTAGTTGGTCTCCTTTGACGCTCGGCCAGCAATACTGAAAGCCGAAAGTTTACCAGATTTAATCATATCCCAAACTTTATCGTCGTGGATTTTCATTGCGAGAACCCAACCTTCACGGTCAGTCTCAATACCAAGAGAACTGGCTACCTCTTTGGTAATTGGCAGGGAGTGAACTACTTCCCCAATTTTATCGCCTTGGTGCATAGCCTTGGCAACTCTTACGTCCATCATGAACTTGGTAGCAGCTTTTACCAATTCATCAGGGCGAATATACTCTTGAGAGTGATCTAAACTAATCTCACCCTTGACAGTGGACACATAGGCCCAACCATAGACAAGACGTTGTTCGTCGTCCTGCTTAATAATATCAGCTTTGATTTGCATTATGTTGGTTCCACCGAATTTTGCAGAGTAAACTTACCAATGGCTTGCAAAACCTTTTGGGTTGGAGTTTGCCAAGTCCAGATGTTGTAGTAATAAGTCTTTCCTTCCGCTAAAGTAGACGTATCAGTATTGTCTAGGATAATCCTAAAAGACCCCTCAATAGCAGAAATTAAACTGATATCTGACGTAGCGGTGGAGAAGGTAAGTGTGGGGGGATCTTTTGGACTCCCCCCGATTGTCATAGAAACTGTGGCTGTGGCAGGTGACGTTAGAACAGAACCATCCCTATTTTTAGCAAAGAAAATAATGTCCACAACCTCACCTTTATGGAAGCCGGTAATATCAATGTTAGCAGCCATATCAACCTCAATTAGAAGGGGAGCCAGTTGGGCTACCTGTGATAATAAGAACAGAATAAGGTTTCCCCGTGAGAATTACAGAGGTTTTAGTGCCGTCTAGCAGAGATACTACAAACAATGATGAGGTTGCAACGATGTTTACTTTAGAGTTGGTTGCTTTTTTCCTTGCTACGTTGATAGAACTATCAGAAGCGATATTAACCGATCTGGACAGAGACCTAAGCCTTAGTGCAGAAAGGTTGCTCTGAGAGTTGATAACCGAGGCACGATTACGAGTGATCGTCCTAGCGACAGATAACGCACTAGTAGCTTGAATTAAAGCACTGCGCTGGGCAGCGCTAGAGGCATAAACAGCTTGCAAGCTAGAGTCAGAAGCAATAGCAACCGCTCTGTTGGAAGTCTTCCTCGGCAACACTTGAAGTGTGCTGACAGAGTTAGCGACTGTTGCCCTATTCCTGATGATCTGCCTATTAACCGTAACGGTAGAAACAGAGGAAATGGTCGCAACTCTATTGGGAGAACCCGGAGTCGTATAGGTCACTGCAACTGTAGAGGCAGAAGCAATAGCAGCAGAACGGTTACTGGTGATTGTCCTGTTAACTGTGACAGAACTATCAGAGCTTACAACAGCCGCCCTTGGGCGGATAACCTGCCTTGTAACTACGAGAGAACTATCAGAGGAAGATAGGGCTGCTCTTGTGGAAGTCTTTCTAGCTAAGGCAGTTAAGTTAGATGAAGAGGCTATGTCAGCAGCACGGGTATAGACTCCACCAGCGGCTGCACTTGCCAGTCGTGGGACGCGTATCCTCAGCGGCATCTCAGTCTCCGATCAGCGGCGGGCGGTTACGGAATGG